TCAGCCAGCTTTATTTCGCGTGCTCAGCTTCGGCGCGGCTTGAATCTGTTCATTGGGATCACGTTGTTCAAAAATCTCTCTATCTGCACTGGCTTCCAAATCAGCTACCATCGGCATTAAAGCGTTCAGCCCACCTTGCATGAAAACCTTAATAACATACTGTTTTTGACGCTCTGTTAAGTTGTCGAAAAGCATTATCCATAGGTCCCGAGCTGTTGAGCTTGGTGACGATAAGGCTGAGTCAGGTATAACTGAGCGCTCTTCTACCCCCAAGAATTTCTTTGTTTCTTCTGGCAAGACCGATACATGATATTCATATGCTTTCGATTTAGCCTTCTTACGTTTCAACTTAGGATTATTACTCACAAGTTGTTCCAGTTTCCGCCGGACATTCGGCGCTCCACTGGGGAAACCTGGTAGACCAATACAATCCTGAACTGACACCCATTCACTAAAATCAACCATATCATTCACCGTACTTTTCTGTGTTATTGAAAAATACATCTGGTACTTTTTTGTGATTAACCACGGAAAATCAAGTAACGAATTGATTTTAAATAAAATATCATGGTTAACCTCATCAACCATAAAAGTACGCAAAAGTATTTACTTTCGTTCTTTTGTGTTCTAATCTTTACTCGTAGTGGTTAGCGATATTGCTGACCTGAACGTGTAAACATTTAAGGATCGCAGAATGATGACCAAAAGCCAAGACTGGCACCCGGAAGACATCAAAGCAGCGATTAGGAAACGTGGGATGACTACCAGTCAGCTCTCCAGAAGCAACGGATTAGCGGAATCAACATTACGAAATGTATTCCGCCACCACTGGCCGAAAGGGGAAAAAATTATTGCTGAGTTTCTGGGGCTTACCCCCAGAGATATTTGGCCCTCACGTTATGAAGCTGTATCAGTCAAAGAGGTTGCATAATGGATTTCTGGGTTACCGCAAAAGAATGCGTAGGAATTTGTTCTTTTCCTAATGCAGAAAAGAACGTCAGAAAACATTTGGAGTCTTTTGTCAGTGGACGTAGTGAACTACGCCGTAAACGTGCTGGCACCAAAGCATTCGAATACCACATATCGGTGTTGCCACCTGAAGTCCGCGCTGAACTGCTGGCCGCACGTGGCCTGATTGAAACATCATCCGGGCTGATTACATTGCCACAGGAGCCTGAGCGCGTGGCGGCTGACGATCTGGAACGCCAGCGACTGTGGTCTGCATGGGAGAAAGCTACCGGCGAGCAGCGTCTGCATGCAGAACGCCGGACTAAAGCTGCCGCGCTGGTGGCGGAACTGATGGCTTCCGGCATCGGCAATCGTAAGGCGATCACGCTGGCAGCAAAACAGCTGCAAATCAGTGAAGGTACGCTGCGCAATCTTTACTACAAAGTCAAAGACCATAGTCCTGACCTCTGGGGTCCGGTACTGCTTGACCGCCGTGTGCGTGAAAAACGTCAGACTGGCCGGACTGCCGATATCTCTGAAGATGCCTGGCAGTTCTTCCTGGGCGATTATCTGCGAAACGAAGCGCCGTTCTTCTCCAAAAGCTATGAGCGCCTTGAAAAGGCGGCAGATGCTCATGGCTGGATTATTCCCGCTGAGCGCACTCTGCGCCGCAAGCTAGAACGTGAAGTTGATCCGCGTATCGTCGTTGCCACCCGTGAGGGCGAGAACGCGCTGGCGCAGATGTATCCGTCGCAGCAGCGCACCGTGGCATATCTTCATGCGATGGAGTGGATCAATGGCGACGGTTACCAGCACAACGTGTTTGTCCGTTGGTTTAACGGCGACATCATCCGTCCTAAAACGTGGTTCTGGCAGGATGTCCACAGTCGCAAAATTATTGGCTGGCGTGCTGATTTGTCGGAGAACAGTGACAGCATCCGTTTATCCCTGATGGATACCATCCGCGCTTACGGTAAGCCTAAACATGTGACCATCGATAACACCCGCGCTGCTGCAAATAAATGGCTGTCCGGTGGCGTTCCTAACCGTTACCGCTTCAAAGTCAAACCTGATGACCCGATGGGGATCATCCCTCTGCTGGGAATGAAGCTGCACTGGACGGGGGTGATTGGCGGTAAGGGCTGGGGACAGGCAAAGCCCGTTGAACGTGCCTTCGGCGTGGGCGGTCTGGGCGAATATATCGACAAACATCCTGCGCTGGCTGGAGCATTTGCCGGTGAAAACGTCAGCTCCAAGCCAGAGAACTACGGCAGCCTGGCGGTGGATGTGGATACATTCCTGGAAACCATCAGCGAAGGTGTCGCCATGTTCAACGCGAAGGCCGGGCGCGAGACCGAGATGTGCCGGGGGGAACTGTCCTTCGACCAGGCGTTTGAGCGCAGCTACAGCCAGTCAGTCATCACCCGTATGACCGAAGAGCAAATTCGTCAACTGATGCTGCCTGCGGAAGCTGTACGCGTGAAGACTACAGGCGAATTTACGATGGAGTGCGGGGGCTCGTTATTTGGCCGTAAGAATACTTACTGGAGTGAACAGCTCGTCAGCCACCGCTCGCGCAAAATCACCGTCCGGTTTGATCCAAGGAACCTGCACGGAGAAGTCGCCTGTTATGACCTCGACGGCCGTTTCCTTTGCATGGCTGAGTGTCGTGCCGCCGTGGCCTTTGGCGATACCGAGGCTGGACGTGAACACAACCGTGCACGCCGCGAGATGATCAAGAGTACGAAGAAAGCGACTAAGGCTCTGAACCGTATGACGGCGATTGAGGTGAATGACCTGCTGCCGAAGACTGAGCATGCAGAACTGCCGGAGCGGCATGTGGTGGAGCGTGTATTTACCCTTGGCAACACCGTCAAGCGCGTGGAGGACATACAGGAAACGCAGAGCGAAAACGACGTTATTTTCCAGCAGTTTGTTAATAAGGCTAAACAGGCACGGAAATAAAAAAGCGACGTAGTGAGCGCCGCTTCTGAATTAAGTGAATCAGTTTTAACACCTGAATAATTACAGGCCATTTAAAAAATACAGGATTAATAATCATGACGCAAATTAACCATGATGTTGTGCGCAGTGCCATTCGTGAACTTATCGACAGCAAGACGATTTCCGGTGCAGCGCTGGCGCGTGAGACCGGTACATCAACCGCGACGGTTTCACAGTTCCTGAACGGGAAATACAAAGGTGACAATGACACCGTAGCTGCCAGCCTGAATACCTGGCTTGAAAGTCACAACGCCGCGAAAACCACGCTTCCGGTGGCCCCTGATTTCGTTGAGACACCGACCTCTCAGAAAATCCTCGCCACCCTGACGTGGGCGCAGCTGGCCGGGACGATTGTGCTGGTTTACGGCAATCCGGGCGTGGGTAAGACAAAGGCTATCCGGCAGTATGCCGCAGGCGGTAATAACGTCTGGCACATCACCGCCAGCAAATCCCGCAGCAATGAGCTGGAGACCCTGTATGAACTGGCCCTGAAAATGGGCATCAGCGATGCGCCATACCGCCGTGGTGCACTCTCTCGCCTGCTGCGCCAGCGTCTGCCGGACACGCGCGGCCTGATAGTGGTGGATGAAGCCGACTGGCTGAGTCTGGATGCGGTGGAAGAGCTGCGTATTCTCCAGGAGGAATGTGGCGTGGGGCTGGCACTGGTGGGTAACCACAAGGTCTATGACCGTCTTACCGGCGGCCAGCGCAGCGTGGATTTTGCCCGCCTGTTCTCCCGCGTGTCCAAGAAGTACGTCATCAATACCGTTTCCGCTGGTGACGTGGACAGCTTCTGCGATGCCTGGCAGGTCACCGGCGCTGACGAACGCAAGCTGCTGAAGGCTATCGCCCGACGTCCGGGGGCGCTGCGTTCTCTGTCGCACATCCTGCCGCTGGCCGGAATTTACGCTCAGGGCAAGGGTGAGACCATTGGCACGGCGCACATCCAGTCCGCCATGCTGGAGCTGGGCCACAGCGGTATCGGAGAGGAGTGACATCATGATCGCCGAACGTATTGCAGAGCACATCAGCATGGCAGAAGCGGCGCAGAACTGGCTGCGTGCGCGTGGCAGTCGCGTGACTGACGTTCGGGTGTTTATGCGTCGCCCGCTGCTGGAGATTGCCTGCCCGCCGGTTGAGCTGCTTAACAGCGCAGAGCGCATTGCTGAATCACACAACGGTGGCACCCGCTCCGTCTGGGTCGCCAGTCTGGAAGGTTGCCGGATTATCTGGAGGTAAGCATGGGGTGGAGAACGGGTAAAACATGGTCCCCCGAAGAGCTTCGCATTCTTGAGCAGAGTGCAGGGAAAGTCAGTGTTATCGGGCTGGCTCAGCAACTGGGACGTACAAAACAGTCCGTTCAGAATTGCGCTCTTCGTCTTGGACTGTCACTGCGTATTCGTACAGAGGACGAGCATGATGCGTATTTATGCCGTGAGCTTTATAAGGAGGGGCTGACCGTTGCGATCATCGCAGAAAAAATGGAAATGTCCCGTCGTCAGGTTTTTAACATCGTTTATCGCGACAGCTAACTTAAAGGTTTTTTATGACTGAGAAACAGCAATCAATATTAATCGCTTATGCGTGGGCCAGCGGGCTGATTGAATTTGGTCAGACACTCCCGGAAGGCGCTTTACCTATCGCGAGCGCCCGTCATCACAAGCGGCTCCGGGAGGTCATAAATGTTTACGCACGCCACGGATATGCCCCTGGGCAGCTACTGGTTCCGGGGATTCCTGAAGCAGCCACCCAGAACGAAGCCGGAGTGGCTCTGACAAAGTTCTGTTTTTATGTTGAACGCGCATTACTGAATAAGGATTAAAACAATGGCTAAACAGGTTATCACCATTGTCATTGAGGATGGCATCGTTCAGAAAAGTGACAAATCAATTAATAACGAACTACCTGAAGGGAAACTCAATATTCAGTTTCATCTTAATAACACAAATGATGATGGTTCATTTTCGTTTCTGGTTGCTGAAGGTCTGTCAGCTATTTTCCCGATGGCGATCCAGCAGGTCACCACGTTTGTGAAAGCAAGGGTGGAGCAGGATAACCGTAAAATAATCAAACACTGAGGTTGATATGAAAGCACCTAAAAAACCACGAGCCAAGTCTGCTGCGGCAGTGGCCGTTCCGCAGTCACGTGAAGACGTGATTAACGATATCCGAAAAATTGGCGACATCACCCGTGTCATTTTGCGCCGTGAAACAGAACTGAATGACAAACTGGCCGAGCTGACTAACGACGCCGCTCCCGGAATTGAAGCGCTCAAGAAAGAGCTGGGCCGCTTACAAACTGGCGTCCAGACGTGGTGTGAAGCCAACCGTGCAGAGCTTACGAAAGACGGTAAGACCAAGACGGCCAACCTGACAACGGGCGAAGTTCGCTGGCGTAAGCGCCCGCCCAGCGTCACCATTCGCAAAGTTGAAGATGTTATTGCGTTACTCAAGAAATTCAGCCTGGGTAAATTTCTTCGCAATAAAGAGGAAATTAATAAAGAGGCAATTCTTGCATCACCGAATGAAGTTAAGGGAATTGCAGGGATATCCATTAAATCAGATGTTGAGGATTTTGAAATAATCCCATTTGAACAAACTGTAACTGATTAATTAACTTTCTTTGATTCTCAGAATTTTAATACGGTATGCCTGCCGGGGCTTCGTGCACCCGCAGGCAACTAAATATGGAGTTTAAGCGAATGACCAGGCATACGATTATCAATATCCAGCAGATACGTGACGATATCTGCAAACGTAAAGCAATGCCGCCATTTGGCCCCGATACCAGTATTAATCGTCTTAAAACTATCAATGAGACCCAGCGCAGTTTCACTCTTGAAGTCGTGGAATTGTTGCTGGGTGAAATAGACGTCCTGTCAAAATCAGAATGGACACTGGCGGATGAACTGGTCAAGGCCCAAAAACGCATAGCTGAGCAGGAACGCACTAACACCGCCCAGGACGATCACATCAATCAGCAGGCAGACCGTATCGAATGCCTGGAAAAGAAAAACGACGATCTGGGCAAAGCTATTAGGGCCGCACTTCCATCGTTTTCACTGTCACCAGCAGCATCTGATGTTCTGGCCGAGCGCCAGCGGCAGATATCGGTTAAGGGGTACACTACACAGCAGGACGACACATATATTGAAGGTGAGCTGGCCGCAGCGGCTATAAGTTACATAGAGCCTTTGGCGGCTGAAGAATACTGGCCTGCTGACTGGCATGATGACAGTTTCAAACCGTCAGACTATCGTCGAAATTTAGTGAAAGCATGTGCGCTTTTGATTGCAGAAATTGAGCGTATTGACCGCCAGTCGGAGGGAAATAACGATGAGCCGCGCATCCCTGATTAAGTTAATCCATGTTGCCCGTCGCAATCTACAACTGGACGATGACACCTACCGCTCTGTACTGATGCGAGTGACGGGAAAGCAAAGCTGTCGTGACCTGAGAGTCGGCCAACTGGAGGATGTGCTGAAGGTACTGGAGGATAAGGGTTTCATTCGTACCCGTCCCCGTTCTCCGGCTCGCCGTCATCGTGAGACAGATATCACCGCAAAGGTCCGCAGCATCTGGCGGCAGATGCATCTTGATGGGTTTATCCGTGATGGCAGCGATACCTCACTCGATTCGTTCGTCGCGAAGATGACTGTCAGAACCAACAAAGGTAAAGGTATCGCCAGCCTGGCATGGTGCCGTGGCGATAATCTTCTGATGGTGCTGGAAAGCCTCAAGCAATGGCACCTGAGAGAAATGACAGAGGCGCTGAGTCCGCGAGACCTGGCATTTCAGGATAATCGGGGTTATGACGCCATCAACAGCCTGTATTCCAGTAAAGTAAGAAAGGTGCGCACATGAGCGAAAAGCAGAATGACCTGTTTGGTGATATCCAGGATGACAGCATTCTGGAGCACCTGGACGATGACAGTTCGGCGGAAACTGTGCGTTTCCCTGCACTGCTGACAGAACTGAATACGCTGTTGCGTGGCGAACTGACAAAGCATGGTGTTGACCCACGAATCTCTCTGGAGCTGGTCTATGCGATTAGCTGTCAGATTGGTGGAATGCAGATTTATTTTCCACGCGGCCAGACTCTTGAGTCATTGATTCGTGATATGAAAATCTGGCGTGATTTCAATGGCAGAAACATCACAGAGTTGGTTGAGCGTTACCGTGTTACCTATAAAACGGTGTATAAAGCAATCCGGAGAATGCGAAAGTTAGAGCAAGGTAAGAGGCAGCTCTCATTTAATATGGAGTGATAATATGGTTGGTGTGATTGTTATTAACATAGTTTGTATTATATGTGTTTTTTGGGTTTTCTTTGATGCTACTTCTAACAACATAGGAAGTTATGTTGTTAGAGACGGTGTGCGAAAAGGATGTCGCAGAGGCATACACCCTGTGGTTTGGGCTGCGCTGAGTATATTTATACTTCCTTTTATTTGGTATCTGATCAACAGGAAATCTTTATTGATCGCTGCGGAAGAATATCCAGTAAAGACTGATAAAAGCGTAAGTTTTATTATTCTACTTTTGTTGGTATCAGGATGGTTGCTCTATCGCTACAAAGATTATTTATTCTATTAAGTTATAGCCAATACAATGAAGCCGGTTAATCCGGCTTTTTTTTCGTCCGGCACATGATGGAAGGGAAATCTAACCCACTTCCAAAGGTGCCGTTTTATGAACAACACCCCCGATTCTCCCGCATTTCGCAATGCTCTTGCTTTCGTGCTCAGCGCAGAACGCGGATATGTCAATGACCCCACTGACCGTGGCGGTGAAACTAACTTCGGTATATCAGATAAACGCGACGGTGTTGCCGATGGCATGACCGACGTTAATGGCGATGGCAAGCCTGATACTCGTATTCGTGATTTAACGGTTGAACAGGCCGGACAGATTTACTTCCGTGACTACTGGTAACCGCCTTGACAACCTCGCTGACGCCTGTCGTGAGATTTCCGGTGTCCGCTATTCGGTAGCCCGGAGCTGATATGGGCAAGGGATGGGACGCTTCGCTGAAACAGGGACGACGTGACCGGCTGAGGCAGGAAGTTCTTCACCGAATAGCAGGTGGCCCCGTCCCCGTTCCGACAAGTTATGCAGGTCATGACGGTACACACGCCAGTTACTACATGCGCGGCTGGTCATCCGTCGATATCAGAGACATCGTCTGGCAATGCCAGCGATACAAGGAAAAACACAATGTTTAAATCGTTTAGCTGCGACTGGTTAAGGCTGGCACTGGTACAGGTTTTGCGCTCCGGATGGAGCATTGTCATTCTCGTCGGCCTGTCGCTGTTCATCTGTAGTTTCTCAGGCCGCCAGGCATTTATGGTCTGGTGGCTGGCACTCTCCGGCGTGGTTCTGATCGGATTCAGTATCTTTCTTGGCAATCTTCCGTACAGGCTTCTTAAACCTGAAATGCATATCAGCCGGCATGCCCGTTTCTGGGCGTGGGTCATCTGGGTTGTAGGCGGTTTTCTTCTCATTCTGAGCCAGCTATATGCCACCCCGTTATACCTGATTCTTCTTACACCAGTGGGTGCTGCAATCGGCGTTCTTTTCTGTATGTGGGTTGAACGTAAGGGGCTTCTTGCATGGATCCAGTAACCATCTCTACCGTTGCCAGCGTTCTGATGAAGGCAGGACCGTCGTTACTGCGTACCGTGGGCGGCTGGTTCGGTGGCGACACCGCCAGAACGGCAGATTCTGTGGCGGGGATCGTTGAGAACGTCAACAGCGTCATCAACCCGCAGGACCAGCAGCGGGTGCTTGAGCAAAAACTGGCGGCGCTGCCGCCAGAACAGTTCGTCCAGCTCCAGTCCCTGAAGGTCCAGATTGAACAATTCCAGCTTGAGCGGGACAAAGCCGTACTGGCTGACCGTCAGGCTGCCCACCATGAACAGCAGGAAACCATCCGTAACGGGGACAACGCCACGGATGAATATGTCCGTCAGACCAGACCGCTGATGGCCCGGCTGTCGCTATACAGCAGCATTGCGTATGTGATGCTGATGTCTGTGGGTCAGCAGGCTGGCGCGGTATCCGGTGCTTTTGGTCATGCCTTCTCCATGCCATCACCGGACTGGGATATCGCACTCATGCTGGCGACACCGGCGCTTGGGTATCTTGGTTTTCGTACCCTTGACGGGTTCGCCCGGTACAGCAAATCCAGCAAACACAAAACGATGGCGGCGGGTAGATGACGGATGAACTGGACAAGGCCAGCGGCCTTGAGATGGCAGACCGTGAACGGGCATTAAATGCTCAGTTAAACAGGGTTAAAGAATCTCCTGACACGCCAGACCACTGCAACGACTGTGGTGACGAAATTGACCCGAAACGACTGGCGGCCATGCCGGATGCCGTGACCTGCATTGACTGCCAGACACTCAGGGAGACGGCATAAATGGAATGGGAAACCGTAAGAAGTAACTGGGCTGTCATCTGGGCCGGACTGATGTCCGGTATCAATATTATCCACCTGCTGCTGGTGAAAACCTATGCCCGCCGGGAAGAGATGGAGAAAGTTAACAGCCGGATGAGTGCACTTGAAAAGGCCATCGACGGGATGCCGTCACGGCAGGAACTCCACCAGTTGCAACTGGATATGAGCAACCTGCGCGGCGAAATACGGGAGTTCTCCGGAATGCTCCGGCAGGCCACACGTATCAGCGATCTGTTGCTGGAAAACGAACTGAAGGAAAAAAATTAAGAGGCTATGAGCATGCAAGAAATCCTCAACAGCGACCAGCGTCTGGTCATTCTGCGCTCACTGGTGGAGTGCGGAGACAGTGCAAACGAATCCATTCTACAGACCTGCCTCCAGACCTACGGCCACCGGGTTTCCCGTGACACCGTCCGCACCCTCCTTGCGTGGCTACGTGAACAGGGACTCGTCACCCTGTCAGATGTCTCCGGGTGTTACGTCGCCGGCATCACAGGACGCGGTGAAGATGTGGCCTTTGGGCTGGCGACGGTCCCCGGCGTCAAAAAACCACGTGCGCGGGAGTGACGATGGAACGGGCCAGAATACTTCAAATGTTAATGACCTGCCGCCAGCAGGCGGAACAGTTGCGCCGCCTGTCAGGTCTGGCGGAGCGTCGGGAGTCCGGTGAAATCGGCATGTCAGCGAATGCGCTTTTTCAGGCCGCTGTGATCATTGATTCCCTTATCAGTGCAAATGAAAAAGCACTGGAAGGCATTGCCCGGTTGGACCGCTCTGAAACCCAGCTTATAGGAGAGCGCGATCAGGTTATCGCCGTACTGGACAGCATGTATGAGGCTGTAACCGGTGCGCCCCCTGAGTGGAGCAGCGCATTTGGTTTTACGGATGCGATTAACGATGTGACAGAGCGTATTTTTGAACTGGAGAACATCTGCCATGACTAAAGCCCTTAAGCCACTGAGCAGCAGCCAGCGCGACATCATCCGGAAAATGGCCGCCATTCTCGTCTGTGCGGAAATTGAAGTCAGAGCCATTGCACCGCAGTTTGAAAAATCGACGGGTAAAAAATACAACTCCGAATCCGCTGATTCGTATCTGAACACATTCCTCAACAGCAACCCGGAATACAAACGCGTCTGGAAGTTGCTGCTGAAAGACAAATCCAGCGTTGAACGTGACTTCCTTGAACGTATGAGGAGGGAGAATGGCAAGTGAACGCCAGACGCGCGGACGACCCTCAAAGATTGATTTGCTCCCGGATGCGGTCCGGGAGCAACTTCATCAGATGCTGCGCGACAAACGACATACCCAGGAAGAAATCCGCGAAGCGATTAACGAGCTGATCAACGAATATAACCTTCCGGAGGACATGCAAATCAGCCGTACCGGTCTGAACCGCTACGCAAGCCGCATGGAAACGATGGGGTCAAAGATTCGCGCTTCACGCGAGATGGCTGAAATATGGGCATCAAAACTTGGCTCAGCGCCGACGTCTGACGTCGGAAAATTACTGCTGGAGTTTGTCAAAACACTGGCCTTTGAAACCTCAATGGAAATGGCTGACAGCGATAAAACTGTCGAACCAAAAGCGCTGGGCCAGCTTGCGCTTGTCGCCCAGCGACTGGAAGCCGCAGCGATGGCAAGCCACAAACGCGAGAAAGAAATCCAGCAGGAGTTTGCGAAAAAAGCCGCTGCGGCCGCAGAGACCATAACCCGTTCTGCTGGTCTGTCTGCTGAGACGGCGGCTGATATCAAACGTCAGATTCTGGGGATTGCAGAATGACGACGATGACGCCGGACAGAACACTCACCAGTCAGTCCGCTGCGGCTATCCTGTCGGGCGAGTTCGACAAAAGCCAGCTACTGCTTCCCTACCAGAAGCGGTGGATTGCCGACTCCTCTCAACTGAAGATTGCCGAGAAGTCGCGTCGTACCGGTCTGACCTGGGCGGAAGCCGCTGACGCGGCCCTCAACGGCTCAATGTCGGTGGAGGCCGGTGGGTGCGACACATTCTACGTCGGCACAACGAAAGACATGGCCCGTGAGTTTATTGATGCCTGTGCCATGTGGGCGAAAGCCTATGACCGCGCCGCGTCTGGCATTGGTGAAGAAGTGCTGAAGGATGAAGACAAAGACATCCTGGTCTATGTCATCCAGTTCGCCAGTGGCTACAAAATCAAGGCGCTGTCGTCTAACCCGTCGAACCTGCGTGGTATGCAGGGTAACGTCATCATTGATGAGGCCGCATTTCTGGAATGAGGTTCTGCAATGAATGAACGTCCGGCGTTCGTCACCCTGGGCAGTACGGTCAGTGCCGCCGAGAATATTGTTAACTGGCTGAAAGCTGAACTGGAGGGTGAAAAGCAACCTGACCGGGTTGAAAAGGTGGAGCGTCACATCGGTCAGTTTAACACCCCGGATCAGGTCAAAAGCTATATGTCCGGGCGCGGCGGCAGTATCCGTATTGCGGCCTTACGGGTCAGGAATATCCAGAACCGTCGCGGCATGACCGGACTTGTGACCTGGGCGGCCTACATCATGATGGCTGATTTCTGGGGATACCCGCGCGATGCCCGCTGTGAGGTTATTGCCGGACGCCTTGCCCGTCGTATCAGTTGTCGTGAAGCGGCTGCGGGCATGAAGGCTGAGCGTATGGCTGAGAACATCGCCGCTGAAAACCTCTGGTCGGGTGGCCTGGACAATCTCGGGATCACCATGTGGGCCGTTACATGGGAACAGGAATTCCGTCTTGATGATGAGATAGACCTGTCCACGCTGCCGGAATTCCTGCGACTGGGGGCAACCATTGTGGTGAACGGACAGCCTGTAAGCGATGAGCCGCAAATCATAAACGTAAGAGAAGGACAGACTGATGACAAAGAAAATGATTAAGCCATCACGGGCGGGCCTGCTCGTTCGTAAGGCTGATGGCAGTCACCTTGCCGCTGATGGCGAGACGCTGCCGGTCAATGCGTACTGGCTGCGCCGTGAAAAAGAAGGCGATGTGAATATCACTGAGCCACCGAAGTCCCGCACACCTAAAACCGATAAGGAGGCATGATGTCCATCGGTAATATTCCTGATGATATTCGTGTCCCGCTGGTCTGGATCGATATCGATAACTCTATGGCGATGAGTGCCGCGCCGGCACAGTCCCGAAAAATTCTGGTTGTGGGTCAGCAGCTCGCCAGCGCGACTGCTTTACCGTTGACGCTGAACCGTATTACTGGCGACAGCATGGCTGATGAACTCTATGGCCGTGGCTCCATGCTGGGTGAAATGGCAAAGATGGTCCGTATGGCCAACAGTTACACCGAGATGTATGCGATGGGACTGGAAGATATTGCCCAGGGTGCCGCGGCGAGTGCCACAGTCACGATGCTCGGCACCGCCACTCAGGCTGGTACGCTGGCACTGATGATCAATGGCGTATCTGTCCAGGTCGGGGTCAGCATCGGTGATGAAGCGGCAACCATTGCCGGCAATATCATCGCTGCAATTACCGCAAAGCCTGCCACTCAGGTTACTGCCACAGCAAAAGCTGAAGCTGCTGCAACGGTAGTGCTGACCGTGAAGTGGAAAGGCGTCACGGGAAATGACAGTGATGTGCGCCTGAACTATTACGCCGGAGAAAAAACACCTGCCGGCATCAGTGCAACACTGACCGCATTTTCGGGTGGTACGGGGACGCCGGATATTCAGTCTGTTGTCGCGGCGCTGGGAGATGACTGGTACACGGATATCATCTTCCCGTACCTCGATGCCCAGAGCCTGAACACCATTCGTGACGAACTGCTGGAACGCTGGGGGCCGCTCAAGATGATGGAGGCGCTGTTGTGGTCTGCTTATCGCGGAACACATGCCCAGAGCGGAACATTCGGACATACCCGCAATGACTGGCTGATTTCCTGTATCGGCACCAACATCGCACCTGAACCGTCATGGATGTGGGCCGCCAGCTACGGTGCAACGGCGGCATACCAGCTTGCCATAGATCCGGCCCGTCCTCTCCAGACTCTGATCCTGACAGGCATCAAGCCCCCCGCTCGCGGTATCCGCTGGGATATGCCAGAGCGTAACCTGCTGTTGCATGACGGTATCGCCACGCACTTTGTTGATGCCGGAGATAACGTCTGTATTGAGCGCGAAATCACCATGTACCGCGTAAACCGCTATGGCGATACGGACATTTCATACCTCGATGTGCAGTCGCCAGCAACGCTTGGCCGTATCCGTTATGTCATCAAAAACCGTTTCACCAGTCGCTACCCACGCCACAAGCTGGCGGGTGATGACGTGCTTGATTTGCTCGATGCCGGTCAGCCAGTCATGACGCCAAAAATCTGTCGGGCTGAGTTACTGGATATTGCGCTGACTGAGCTTATCCCGGCAGGTCTGGTGGAGGATTTCGAAGATTATAAAGACACGCTTGATGTCACCATCGACAGCAAAGACCCAAACCGTCTGAACTTTATCTGCCACCCGAATCTGGTGAATCAGTTGCGCGTTCTGGCCGGTCTCATCCAGTTCAAACTTTAAGGAACCAGCATGGCAAATATTCTGGGTATGGCGGCGATTCGTATTAATGGCCGTGAAATCAAAACTGAAGGCAAGTCCACCCTGAATCCGGGTGGCTATGCCCGCCAGCAACACATGGGCGGCGGTAAGGTCTGGGGGAATTCCCGCAAGATGGCTGCCCCCTCCATCAAACTGACCATTGCAGCGGATCGTGACGTTGATGTGATTGAAATCAGTAACTGGGAGGACGTGACCGTCATGTTCTACGGTGACAACGGCCTCAACTACATGATGACCGGCGCGGCCACCGATAACCCGGCTGAACTGGACGAAGACGCGGGGACAGTTTCGGCTAACTTCATCGGCGTCAAGTGTGTGAAGGTGTAAGACATGGCTGAACTGACATTCCCTCTGGTACACGGTCTGCGCACCGGCAAAGGTACTACCGACGAAATGCTTCACAAGGATGTGACGCTACGCGAGCTGACATCACGGGATGTTATCGAATCACAACTGGCCTCCGAGCGCGTTGTGATTGGGGATAACGGCAAGGCGGTTGCCTACTGCTCTGAGGTCATGATGGGTCTGGAGATGATGCGCCGGCAGATTAAGAAGATTGGAGAAATCCCCGGCCCGCTGGACATGAATCAAATTTATGCCCTGCATCCGGAAGATTTGAAGTTGCTGACAGAAAAGGGTCAGGCGATGGATGACATGCTGGGGGAGACTGCCGAACGGGGGCGACATGATGCCGATGGCAGCGGCGCTCAATCTACTGCTGATTAACCTCTCTCAGCGTTTCGATGTTAACCGGCTTGAGCAACTGCCCCTACGGCAGTTGCTTATTCAGGTCAGGCAACTGAGGAAGCAATATGACAAACCGCCTAAGCACTGAAATTCTGATTAACCTTGCCGGGAACCTGACGGCTAAAGCCCGCCAGTACGGCGCTAACATGAGCGAGTTTGCCAGCCGTAACCAGAAAGCAATGTCTGTTGTTAAGGCCGCGTCTGAATCTGCCGGACGTGGTCTGGACATGCTCAGTAATCGCTATACAACGATGATTGCCGGCCTTGCCAGCGGCGCAGCGCTGAGAGAATTTGCTAAAACAGATCGACAATTAACCGGGCTGGGTATTGCCGCCGGTAAAACTCGTGATGAGATGCGCAATATCTTTGATGGTATTCAGGATACCGCCATCAAATTCCGGGTGGATGACTCGGAGGTGTTGGCCGCACTGGAGAATGTCAACAAAACGACCGGTGATCTGGATTTCGGTATTCAGAATAAGGGCATGATAGCCGCCTCTATCGCTGCATCAGGCTCTCAGGGGGATTCGATTGGCGGACTGTTTTCTCAGTTCCCCAAATTTGGTCTTCAGACTGAAAAGCAGACGCTTGCAGCTATGGACACGTTAAACCTTCTGGGAAAAGAAGGCGCATTTGAGCTGAAAGACATTGCAGAAAAAGGCGTCAGAGCCTTCTCTATGTACTCCGCTGCTGGCGGGAGTGGCGTTAAGGGAGTCAAAGACGTAGGCGTTGTACTGGAATCAGCCATTGATGCCACAGGCAACCGTGATACAGCAGCCACGGCGACTGAAAACCTTATTCGTGATCTGCAGTTGCCAAAGGTTGTTAGCACCCTTCGAAAGAATGGTGTCAACGTTTATGACAAAGATGGGAAGATGCGATCACTTCCAACACTCCTGGAGGAAATCGCTAAAAAATCAGGGAGTAAAGGTTCTGAGAAACAGAATAAAAGACTCCTGGAAGCCGGTTTTAACCAGGACAGTATTTTACTTATCAGCAGTGCCACCTCTGGTAAAGGAGCAGAAAACCTCAAGCGATACCAGTCAGTTGTCGGGGACGGCACAGGCATCATGAAAGATGCTGAATATGCGGCGAAAGATTTTACTTCGGCACTGACCAGCCTGAATGTTACCTGGAAGAAGTTTTCTAACAGCAATCTTGCCGGCCCGGTACAGGACCTGGCTGATGCTATCAATTCAGTTGATCAAAAGACGGTTCAGAACTGGCTGGAAGTCGGCAAGAAAATAGCCATTGCGACCGCTGGAGTCATTGCGGCACGTAAAGCATTTAAAATTGGTAAAGGTGCATGGGAGTTTCTCCAGCCAGAAAAAGGCGGAAAAGGCATCCCTAAAGGCGTCTCCGATGTTTTTGGCTCCGGTGTTATGCCCGTTTATGTCGTGAACATGGGCAAAGGTGGGATGGGGGGGCCGGGTGATTTAATCCCCGATGGACCTGATGGAAAAAATCCCCGTAAACCTAATAGTCCCAGACGTCCTGGCAGCCCACAGGAAATGGTCGGCCTGACCATGCTGGCGTCAACTATTCCATACCTTTATGAAGAACCATCACTGAGCAGTGATGACAAAGCTGGCATGGTTCAGTGGGCAAAGGATCGTGCCAAACGCAAAGCAAATGAGAAACCGGTTATTGACCCGCGCCCGTGGGCATCACTGACCCCGGCGACGCCGTTCATTCCTGCGGCTGAAAATCCCCCGGCAGACAGACCGCGCCCTGAAACGAGTGATCATTCTTTGTTTGGTGTCATCGTTGATTTTCTGCGTGGCACCAACGCCGCAATTGAAAACAAAAACGCGTTTGATAAGCCTGTTCAGCCACCTGCATTACCCACAACCCTACAGAAAATGCAGGGTGAAATCCGCGTGATCCTTGAGGGTGGCGGTGGCCGTGTTAAAAGCGTCACCATGAACCAGCCGGATATCAAACTTAGTGCATCTGCTGGCGTGTCCAGCGTGGAGCAAGGCTGATGGCTGCTACCCGATGGGAAGACCTGCGCGATGCTTCGTTCCGGGGCGTCTCGTTTTATCTGGTCGATAACGAAGGCACCAGCGGCCGTCGGGCAATTCCCCGCGCCTACCCCAAAAAAGAAGTGGGCTGGACCGAGGATAACGGTGCCGTTCTGACCCAACAGCAAATCAACGGCAAGCTGATTGGAAAGAACTACCAGAGCCAACTGGAGGCACTTCTCCGGGCTCTGAACACACCTGGACCCGGTGAACTTATCCATCCGTGGTTCGGCATTCAGAAGGTTCAGATTGGTAAGGTGACTCACCGTCTGAGCACTGAGGAAGGCGGCATTGCCTACATCTCTTTTGAGGTATCTGAGGCGGGCGAGCGCCTGTTTCCTGCGCCGGCAGAAAATACCAGCCTGACGGTACTCAGCGCAGCGGATAAGGTCAAAGCTGCGCTGGCGAATGGCGATGTCTTTGCCCTGCTTGATGGTCTTGGTGAGATGGCCGATACGTGGATGGACGACATGGAAAATCTGGTAGTGGGTGTGCTGACGCTGCCCTCCGCGATTACTGAATGGACTGACCGTTTAGGGCGTTTTCGTGGGTTGATTGAGCTGGCCGTCGCGAAACCAGCCGGATTTATCAATGATGTTCTGAACCTTGTCAGCGGTGTACGCGACACCGTGACCGAACCTCTTTGGTCAATGCGGGTTTATGATCAGATCCGCAACCGGTGGCAGGGAGATCAGTTTTCCGGTTCTTCATCTTCGCCGTGGTCGTCGCCGGTTTCGCCAACAAATACAAGTGACCGGGCGACAGCCGCTGCACTTCACCAGTTGCCCAAATACATGTCAGTCACACCAGGTTCAGTGACTGACGGAAAGTATGGTTTTGCCAGCAGCCTTCCGGACGTTGTCCCTGAACTGACCGATGCCATGCAGGCCAACATCACTCATTTTCGTCAGCTGATTGTCGTTGCCAGCCTAATTGGACAGGCAGAGACCGTTGCCAGCACCGAGTTCAGAAGTAGTGAGGAAGCCATAAGTGCGGGTGACACGCTGGCTGAGCAACTGAATGAACAAGCTGTGTATGCCGTAGAAAACGGTCAGCGGAATTTGTGGCATGCCCTGCGCGAGCTGCGCTTTGCCGTCGTCAATGACGTGCGGGTCAGAAGCGCTCAGCTACCACAGACACGAACGGTCATTCTGACCACAACGTCCCCGGTATCTCTGATTGCATGGCGTGAAACCGGTAATACCGAGAACCGTGACGCCATCGCGTCAAGGAACCGATTGAAAGACCCGGCGTTCGTTCTTCCGGGTAAACCTGTCGAGGTAACAGATTGATGGAAATGGTTGTGCTTGAGGTTGACGGCCAGCAGTGGGACGGATGGACAGAGATGTCCATCACTTCCTCACTGGAGGCTGTTGCCGGCGAATTTGATCTCACTGTCACCACACAATGGTCAGAAGCATCACCACGCGTGATTAAGCAGGGCATGCCCTGCATCGTCAGGCTGGGAAAAGATACGGTTCTGACGGGGTATATTGATGATTTCATTCCCAGCTATGACGCAGAAAACATGAGTATTCGCGTTATGGGGCGGGATAAAACCGGCGATCTCGTTGACAGCTCAGTGGTGCATAAATCCGGCCAGTGGAAAGGTGTTCGACTGGAGCAACTGGCAGTGGAAATCTGCAAACCCTATGGCATCAGTGTTATCAGTGAAACTGACACTGGTGAAACCTTCGGTAGCGTGGTGCTTGAACAGGGAGAGACCGCCTTCGATCTTCTTGACCGCCTGGCTAAACAACGCGGCGTTCTGCTGACTGCTGATGGTCTGGGTAATCTGATCATCACCCGTGCATCAACAAAGCGTGCCGGCGTTCCTCTGATTTTCGGGACCAATATTCTTGCAGCCCGCGGCCGGTTCAGCTGGCGTGAGAGAAACAGCCAGTACATCGTGAAAGGCACCTCCAGTGCGGGTGGGAGCACGTGGGACGATCAGCCAGTCAAAGTGATTGGAGGACGTCAGACCATCGTTGATGATGGTGACATCAACCGTTACCGCCCGAAAATTCTGGTCAATGAAGACAGCCTGACCGTCGGAGGCGCAAGTACACGCGGTGAATGGTACAAAGCGCGGATGATGGGCGAAGCCAACAGCACCGAAATTACACTGGCAGGATGGCGAGAGAATGGCGATGAAGGCCCGTTATGGCAGAAAAACAGGCGCGTTGATATTGATGACCCGGTACAGAACCTGAAGGACTCATGGCTGATTAAAACCGTCACGTTTACTGAAGGTGATAACGGACGTCTCTGCGTTCTGACGCTGGTTCCCCCTGAGTCGATGGATATGCCTGAAACCAGTGCGAAAAAAGCAGGCAAGAAAGGCAAGAGATCAAAGGCAAAAACGGAGGAAACATGGGACTGAATCCGGCAAATATCGGTCGCACACTTGAAGGTATTGGACGCCGGCTGCGATTGCTCGTTGACAGGGCCGTTGTTCGTATCGTTACAGACAGTCTCGGGCGTCAGAACCTCCAGATCCAGTCTCTGGCGGATTCCACCAATGATGATGTTGAACGTTTCCAGAACTACGGCCTGACGTCTGTGCCGCCAGTCGGTTCAGAAGCACTCATTCTGGCAGTGGGGGGACGCCGGGAAGGTCTGGTGGCAATCGCTGTTGAAGACAAGCGCTGTCGTCCAAAAGGTCTGGAGGATGGAGAGGTCAGGTTATATCACGGCGATGGTCAGTCTTATATCACCCTGAAAAAAGGTGGTCTTATCGACGTTAAAGGGAAATCGGTTAATTACGATGCCGGCGAATTGTTTGCGATAAATACAAAATTATTAAAAGTTAACGGCCCATCTGTATTTTCAAATGATATTCAGGTCGCCGGTAAATCTGTTCTTGAGCATTTCCATATGGACGGGGATGGCAAAAAAACATCGGAGATGAAATGACTATTGGTATCAGCTGGAATAATCAACTCTCCAGAGGTGAACTGACAATTAACCATGATGGTTTATCGCGTGATGAAGGACTGGTCACTTTGGTTCTGATTTGTCTTTTCACCGACGTCCGTGCTGATACTGATGACATTATTCCTGATAACTCATCGGACCCGAGAGGCTGGCCCGGCGACACATTTAGTGATTATCCGTGGGGATCGAAACTCTGGTTGCTGGATCGCGAGAAGCTGACGGAATCCGTCAGAATGCGGGTGGAAGATTATGCACTGCTTTCTATGCAACCGCTTTTACGTTCTGGTTATGCGCGTAATGCAGCAGTCACAGCCACTATAAGCGGCAATGACCGAATTAATTTTATTGTCATTCTAACCCGCCCGGATAAAACGACGCTCCGGATTGAAATAAGTAAACGCTGGGAGTCCACTGCTAATGCCTTATAACGTTCCCGCGCTGCGCAAGCTTATTACTGACGGCGAAAAAGATATTGCCTTTGAACTGGGGCTGCAAAAACTTCCGCCAGTAGGCGTTGAGAAAGCTCTAAATACCTCATTCAGCAATCAGGTTCGTGATTTATACGACCATCAGAGCTGGATTAAAGACCAGATTATTCCGTCTGTTAAATCTGATGATGAAACCATCATTGAGACTGCGGCCAGCGAAGGCGTCGTCAGAAAACAGGCCACGTTTGCTACGGGGCCGGCGGTATTTAAAGGGAATACACCGCTGCCGGAAGATATGGAGATGCAAACCGCTACCGGTATTGTTTATGCCGTGACGACTTCCGGCGTTCCTGTAGATGGGGTCATGACTGTAACCATTCAGGCCAGCGATGCCGGCGCGTCAGGAAACCTTCCGGAAGGTGAAAGCCTGACCCTGCTGTCCCCCGTTCCCGGCGTGGAAAGTATTGGTTTAACGGGTACGGGAGGCATCATCGGTGGTTCGGATATTGAGCCAGTTTCTGAATTGCTTGACCGGCTTTTATTCCGTAAACGCAATCCCCCCGTTGGTGGGGCTGTGCATGACTATGTCATCTGGGCGCGAGAAATGGCTGGTGTCAGTCGGGCGTGGGCATTTGATGCCTGGCATGGTCCCTGCACAATCGGACTGGCATGGGTTTATGACGATCGTTCAGTGATTACCCCCGGATATCAGGACCGGAAAAATATGGAAGATTACCTTTTCCGTCATACCGACCCGGCGACTGGCGTATGGGTTGGTAAACCTGGAGGAATAGAAGTCTGGCCCGTGGAACTGGTGCTCCGTCCCGTCAATATGATTATTGGCATAACACCGGATACACCGGCCACGCGTAAAGCTGTCCAGTCCCGCCTGTTGACGCTTCAGAAGACGCTGCAACCAGGACAAACGCTGCCCATTTCAGCGATTCGCACTGCTATCGGCACCGCATCTGGCGTGACGGATTACACGCTGAATCTGACCGCTGACATTCCCTGTGCTCAGAATGAACTTATCACTATCGGAGTGCTGACATGGCCCACAGTGTAGATGAATGGCTGGGCGCTTTATGGCAGGTCATGCCACGTGGCAAAGCGTGGTCACGCGATGAGGATGGTGATTTAAACCGTTTTTTACGGGCGTTAGCCAGGCGTTTAAGTCAGACGGAATTTGATGCAGAAAACCTGCTACCGGAGATGCGGCCAGAAACAACATTTATGCTGCTGGAAGAATGGGAGGAATACCTTGAACTGCCGGAGTGTGGGCAGTTAAGCGGTACTGTAGAAGACCGACGTCGTGCTGTCGTGGAGAAGTATCACCGCAAAGGTGGCCTTTCCCCGTGGCAGATTGAAGCTGTGGCTGCCGCGCTTGGATTTACTATCCGGGTTACTGTCATTCTGCCTCACCACTGCATGCGTAGCTGCGTGTATCCCCTTTATCCAGCTCGTTATCGCTGGACGTTACAGATTGATGTGATCGGTATCAACGGCGGACGTTTTACCTGTATCGATAACGTCATGACACCGCTTCTGAGCGAACGTGCAAGAGAACTGGAGTGTGTGCTGACGAAATACCGTCTCGGCGGCACAGCATACGAATATTTTTATTCTTCAGGAGATAACTGATGTTTCACGTAGATAATTCAACCGGTGTTCCGGTTATGCCACAACCGTCTCCTGTCACCAGTGAGACCGAGCTTTTCTTTACTGAAGGAGGTAATGGCGTTCCTCCGACGTATCCCGGACCGGACTGGTTTAATGTCATTCAAAGCGAGCTGCTCAATATTCTCAAGGCCGCTGGGATTGATCCTGACAAAATGGACAACACGCAGATTCTGGTCGCTCTCAAAAAACTGTTTCTGAGTCGTTCCAATCCATTTGGCGACATTAAAGCAGATGGTGCGGCAGCAATCGCGGCGGCTCTCACAAACCTTGGTTTGGGAGAAGCGGCAAAACGGAATGTGGGAACAGGGGAAAATCAGATACCTGATATGTCAGCTTATTCATCAGGATCTGGCTGGCAAAAATTGCCTGATGGTTCAATTGAACAGTGGGGAAGAATTAATTTCCCGAATAACGCCGCGGCGGTATCTACAAATGTGACTTTCACCATTCCTTTTACGCAGGAGCCAGACGTAGTGATTGTATATGACGGCGGTTTTGGTGGTGGGAATATGTGGGGCGCAACTAACTGGACGAAAACAGGTTTCGTTGCTCATTGTAACTATGGCTTTGAAGGTGGAGCCTTCTACGCGAAAGGGCGTTAATTATGAAATATTTGTATGTTGATAATCTGGCGTACCCTTATGCCCTCCAGTCTGTTTACGCTGCAAAAGGCCAATGGCCCGAAGGTAAAGGCGTGGATATAGACGAAGCTATTTTCAGGGAATATTTCCATGATACGCCGCCTGACGGTAAGTACAGAATTACCGGAGACGATGGAATGCCAGCATGGGCAGATGTTCCACCGCCAACACGTGAAGAACAAATTGCATCAGCCGAAACTAAAAAGCAGCAATTGATTAATCAGGCCAACGATTATATGAACAGTAGACAATGGGCTGGTAAAGCGGCTATTGGTCGTCTGAAAGGTGAGGAACTGGCGCAATATAATTTGTGGCTGGATTATCTGGACGCACTGGAGCTGGTCGATACTTCCAGTGCACCAGATATTGAATGGCCTACTCCTCCGGCAGTTCAGGCCAGATGACGTCCGGCGCTGTGCTGGTATCTGTTGCCGTCACCGCGTCAATATAATCCAGCACAGCGTTAAGTCTGGTTGTTTCTGCCTGCGTCAGTTTACGTCCGGCCTGCAATTTCAGTTGAATCAGACTAATGGAAGCCATTGCAGCATCAATCAGTGACTGGCGCTGTGCTTCTGCCGCGTCTACTGCGGCGCTATGCTGTGCCTCAGTATCGGTCACCCATTTCTCACCATCCCATTTATCGTATGGCGTTAATGGGGCGATAGTGGTTGTATTTTCAGGGTAATCACCCGGAGCGGTGATTTCTTTTGATTCTCCTGTTTCGGTACTATAGACAACTTCACCGCGATGGTCTGGCACATATTCCCATGAATTTAAATCTACAGAGCGACAGATTGCATAACCAGCTTTATGTGTACCTGGTGCATCCAGACAGGAACATGCCGGGATACCGACGCCGACAGCGAGATATTCAGTTGATGTAGAAATATATTCCCGCGTTTCGCCATCATAGTTATGTACGATGATTTCCCCATCATTTAAAGCGTAACCGTCTTTTCCCAAAATAGCCTGTTCCATTTATGCAGCCCTCACAATGTAGTTAAATGCAATGTTTCGCGGGCTACCATCACCGGCGCCGGAACTGACATGATTTGTTCTATCCATTCGTTTACTGTCATTTGTTGTTCCACTCCCATCCTTCCACGAATACAATAACCCGCCATCGCCAATGCTCAACTGCACCGCAAACACGGATGAACCGGATGAATAAACATCACTAGCCATGAGTGGGTTCCCTGTCCATCCATGCATTTCATGGCTATGTTCAAGGATAGATGCTGCCTGACTTGAAAGCAGCAGTCTCGCGGAATCAACACCTCGCCCATCATCCCACCCGCGAATAAACTCACCGCGCAAATCCGGTAATTTTAACTTTGGGTAAGCCTTTGCCAGTTTTGGGTACTCTTCGGCAGAAAAAGGTGCACCGTTGCATTTCAGCCAGCCTGTTGGTGGTGTGGCTGAAGGCCACGGAACAGGCACACCAACGGGTAACGCTGAGCCTTCTCCCAAACCAACGTTTTCGATAATGATCGTTAGTCGCTCAAATGGCATTATTCCCGCCATTTAAAGTGAGTTTAACCATGCTTATTGGCTATGTACGTGTATCAACAAATGACCAGAACACGGCATTACAGCGTAATGCGCTGGAATGTGCAGGATGTGAGCTGATTTTTGAAGACAAGATAAGCGGCAGAACCTCAGACAGACCCGGACTAAAACGGGTACTCAGAACGCTATCTGAAGGTGACACCCTCGTGGTCTGGAAGCTTGATCGCCTCGGACGCAGCATGCGTCATCTGGTTGGACTGGTGGAAGAACTACGCGAGCGAGGTATCAACTTTAAAAGTCTGACTGACAGCATAGATACTTCATCGCCAATGGGGCGCTTCTTTTTTCATGTTATGGGGGCATTGGCCGAGATGGAACGTGAACTGATTGTTGAACGTACACGTGCAGGTCTGGCTGCTGCGCGAGCTGAGGGGCGCGTGGGAGGTCGAAGACCTAAGTTAACACCTGAACAGTGGGCGCAGGCTGGAAGATTGTTAGCGGCTGGCGAAACTCGTCAGAGGGTGGCCCTAATTTATGACGTCGGAATCTCAACTCTGTACAAACGATTCCCAGCATCTGACATATAA